ACAAACTCGGAGAGCCCAATGTCGCGAAGGCCTTCGTCTATCCTGATGTTCTCGTTTATATAACCAAACCAATTACGTGTAACAAAATCCATAAATATACCTCAACATTGTAAATAGTTTGCTATCTCCAAAACAGTTGAACAGCGACTATAAGCATTGACAAAAACACGCAAATCATCGTCTTGGTGGTGAACATACTCTCATGAAGAAAATACCACGTCAAGATTGGAAAGGTCAAATAAGACATACTGAAGATTAAGAACCTGGGGCCCCACACCTGTCCCATTTCCTCGTAGGCGAAACGTACACCATATAAAAAACACAACCCAGTAGGAATGCCATACACCGCTACTGCCAAGATAGGCTTCGTCCTCCACCACTCCCAAACAAACTGACTATTGATCTGAAACCATGCCATCGTTTGTCCTAACGCAAATAGCGACAAAGCCAACCAGAGTTTACTAGAAATTTGTAACAATTATATCCTCACATTGTGTAATGTTTTCGGTAAGATTTCCATACTTGTCCACTAGAAGCACACGATAATCGCCAAAAGCTTTTAAAAGCTGAGAATGGAATTTATATAGCATAACCCAGCGATAGGGAGCATTGCGTAAAAATTTCCAGAAACGCTCATGGTCTACAAAGCTCATGTCAATATCTCCCATCGCACCGCCGTCCAAGAGGAGGGGCCTGTAGTGGCCCATGGGAAAAAATTTAAAATCTGACTTAATTTGAGCATTAACAGTTGTATGGAAGTCTTCAAACTTATCCAACAACAAGTGAAAATTATTCACTTGCAATCTCTTTAGCTTCTGTAAGGCGTGCAAAGACAGGGTGGACTTGTTTATCTCTCCGCAAGAGGGCCGGTGAAGAGAGGAGGTCCTACTCAGCACATAAAACAATGCACTTCTTAACACAGGATCACGCACTTGATGCCAATTGTTTTGACACACACGCAACATTCTTTCAGGATAATCTCGCAACACAGAAGTTGCCATACCCGCCACCCGAGGCGCGTCTTTGGTGATCATTAGCCAGAACTCATATACGGGATATTTTTGAGTATGCGCTATGACGAGCCTATCAGAGGCGGCCAAATTCAACTCCATCTCTCCCGCATAGAGCAAATAAGACTCAACGATGCTCTTTTCGGGAAAAAGCTGTTTGAGAATTCGAGCGCTCTTAAAGCCGTAAGGATCTCTAAGAGGGCTCTTCATGGGGGGTCGCGACCTCTCTAAATCGGTTTATAATATCCTGCACCATAGGATCGGGATCAGTGCGAGGAACATCTGTCTCGATTTCCGGCTCCACTTCGGGAGGGGGCGCTTGGATGGCTGGGGCTCGATAAGAAATGTATCCTCCAATTATTCGACTAATGTCTCCAAGAGATACATCTACCTCTAATAGTTTTTTACGCACCTCCTCAATATAGTCCAGCCCACTTATGGAAAGAGAAGAGGTGGGAAGCACAAAATCTTGTGCCGTTTCTTGAAGTAGCTCCTTGGAGCGCTCCAGAAGACGTAAAACTTCGCCCTCTAATTCCTTTATTTCAATAGAATATTGAATATTTACTCGTTGTCCCACTTTAACCTCTCAATAGCTGTGCGGATGTTTTTAGTGTACTCTCAATGGTTTCCGGAGAGCCCACTACCACAATTTCAGTACCAGTCTGGCCACGATTGATAGTCACCTTAGAAAACTGATGTGCGGCGTCTAGGCCTGCTGCGACTTTGCCGTGTTCGTTAAGCTCTCTCATTCTCTTCTCCTCTCTTATCATCACTACGTGCTCGGGATTAACAAAAATTTCGCGTAGCGAATACATTTTATTCGTAGTGACGGCGCCGTTATTGCACACTTCGGTAAGTTTAACGAGCATATTCGCCATCCACGTGATAAGTAAGCATCTTGTTGACTGTCCATACGTTTCCGTCCATAAAGATATCGTAACTTCGTTCGGTTTCGGCACATATAACAGCGGTTCGGGGCGCCTCAGTAATTAAATAACGCTTATCGCTATCTTCTCGCAACCAATGTAAGCGAGTGTGCTGGGGGATCCACACTAGATCTCCTTTTTGCATGTTCTCGGTCATCTTTTTTACTCCGTTTGTATGATCCCGTGATTGGTGGTGATCAAGGTACCAGCACAACTGGCTGCGTTTTGCAACGCTGTGCGCGTAACCTTGACGGGATCTATGATTCCACTCTTAAATAGATTAACTAATTCTCCATTTCTAAAATTCCAGCCGTAATTTTTACGCGCATTTAAAACTTGGTCAATAATAATATCGGGAGATGCGTTGGCGTTAAGGGCCATCTGGCGCAGGGGTTCGCGGCAGGCGATACTAATAACGCTAGCGCCATATGCCTGATCCGCGCTATCAGTAGTGATTGCAATTTTTTGAGCCGCTTGCAAAAGAGCAGTGCCGCCACCAATAACAATTCCTTCCTGCTGTGCAGATCGAACAGCTTCCAGCGCATCTTCAATCCGATGCTTGCGCTCGGTCATTTCAACTTCGGTGGCGCCGCCTACACGAATGACGGCCACGCCTGACGAGAGGCGCACGATTCTCTCCTGTATGCGAGAACACTCTGTCATCGAGTCCGTATCTCTAATGAGCTGCTTCAAAGACGCAATGCGCTCTTCAATGGCCTCATGATCGGAAATTCCTCCCACAACAGTGGTGGTGTATTTGTTGCTCTCTATAAAATTAGCAGTCCCCAAATCGGACAACTGTACATCTACAAGTTTAGTGCCACTGTCGCGCGTTAAGAACGTGGCGCCAATTGAAAGCGCCAAGTCATTAAGAATATTGCGGCGCTCTTCTCCATACATAGGCGCCTTGATGGCCGCCACTTTAAGAGTGCCCCTCATGGCATTCATAATTAAAGCAGCCAACGCTTGGCCCTCGATGTCCTCTGCAACAATTACCAGAGGGCGATTTTCGCGTGCAATCATTTCCAATACAGGAAGGATAGATTCTACATTGGAGATCTTATGATCAGTCACCAATATTAGCGGCTCTTCGTAATGCATCACGCCGCGCCTTTCATCGGTGACAAAAGCACCTGCACAGAAACCTGTATCAAAACGAAAGCCCTCAGTAATATCTAAAGAGGTCTCTATAGAGCGTGATTCTTCAATAGTGATAGAACCGTCTTGACCCACTTTATCCACAGCTGTCGCAATCAGCTTTCCGATTGTCGAATCGTTGTTTGCTGAAATACTGGCCACGTGCTCAATGTCTTCTACCGTCTTGACTGGGCGCGCCATCTCATTAAGATTGGCTACCACTTCCCTAACAGAAAGATCGATGCCACGTTGTAGCTCGATAGGAGATACGCCTGACGCGATAAATCGTTGGGATTCACGCATAATTGCTCTTGCTAGCACTGTTGACGTTGTTGTTCCGTCACCCGCTTCGTTATTAGTTTCAATAGCCGCTTGGCGTAAGATTTGAGCGCCCGCATTTTCAAATGGATCCTCCAAAGCTACAAATGCGGCAACCGTTACCCCATCTTTGGTGATAAACGGTTGCTGGTCTTTTTCCTGTAGCAGAACATTGCGACCTTTCGGTCCAAGTGTGGACGCCACGTTGTCTGCTAGTACATTAGCGCCCCTTATAATTTTCTGTTGTAGAGTTTGATTGTCATCATAAGCTCTGCTCATTGATCCCTCTTAGGTTATGTATATATTATAATCTCTCACGACTATTTTGTCAAGCTATTTATCGGATTTTGCTTTTTTTGTCTTGGTTTCAATTTTTTGGGCGTCACCGATGGCTGCGGTGGCCTTATCACCGTCCGCCAATCCAGACGCAAAGAATCCGTTCAGGTTGTCCGATAGATTGCGAAGTGATTCAAAAATCTCAAATACTTGTGAGTTTAAAAGTTCGCGAGTGTCATTGAGCATTTTTTGAATCGCGACTGGGCCGACTTCTAATGTAGCCATTAAGGGTGCGCGTTCCTGGACCTCTGTGCGATTTAACGAAAACTGCAATTCGTTAAGATAGCCATTGGATTTCATCAGAGCTTGTTTGCGTAATTCAACATTGCCTTCCTCAAGATCGTTATAAAACGTTACGGAAGTAGCAGCATCTCTCTCGATCCTGGCTATAACTTCGGCGCGCTCTTCGTCTTTGGCGTTCTTGGATATTTTATAGCCGGCTAAACTAGGAAGAACCTGAGCAATTTGAGTCTTCCGATCTTTCTTCTGAGTCAACACAACATCTACAGCCTTCCGCATCGCGATATCGATACTTCGAATAAGATTTTTCATTACATCATCGGGGAGTTCTTGCAGCCCTTCGTAGCCGCGCAAAATTTGCGCCATTGCACGATGGGCTGGCCTGTTCGGTCTTAAATCACTATACCGTCTGAGGGCCCCTTGCTTCTGAGCTAGATCTAAATACTCATCTGTCCCATATTTAAAGTGATCTCGCTCATAATCGCCTGCTGAGCGAGGAAGCACCAGCGCCGCATATTCAGGCGCCAGCTCAGAGAGATTTTTCGCAAATGCAGCCTGGATATCATTGTTGCTGGCACGTATGCGAGCGGGAGTTTCAACATCAGGTAATTGGCGTGTCTGTCCCATTTCCAATTCTTGATCGTGTCCGATGGGAAGAATACAACACGCGCGCGAGGCGGGTTTAGATTTCCCAAGGATGGTCATAACATTGTGAATATCAAATTTAAACTGATAGAACGATAGTGTTCCGGAGAGGCTCTCTTTGGCGCCGCGCAAGTTTTTCATTACTACCAAATAAGTCATTTCATTCTTTTTGCTATCATTCAGAAGGTCGCCTACTAAATCTGCAAAGCTGCCCCCTACTTCTACACTACCCTCATTGTAGAGCTTAAGACTCACAGGGGTGCCATCAACTCCTCCCGCATAGAAGTCAGCAATTGTCGCTGCACCGCTAGCGGGAATCTGTACGCCATTTAGAAGTGTGGCCAAAAAAGACTCAAAACTAAAACCAGCAGATGAAGCATTAAAGTTGGCAATAATCTTTGTCAACGTCTTATAAAACACAAGCAAGGATATAGCTTGTTGGACCTGCTTCGATCTGCTTCCAGTCTTTTCAAGATAAGCCGTGGGGTCTGCTGCAAAGTTAGAAAGCTTTTTAAGTTGATCGGGCAAAGATTCTAAACCTCTTGTCGCTCCTTCCCCTGATGTTACTCCAAGGATATTAGCCAGATAGTTTTCTAAGAGTTGCCTCTCTCGACCTTTAACTGGCTGGCCACCCCCTTCGGGAGTTCGCACATCTGACCATCCTAACTCAGACACCTCAATTTCAGGAATCATTTCGAGCGTAAACGTCATATCGCGATAAGATTGCCCTTCTTCTATCACAACGGCAGGCATATCGAGAGCTTCGCTTATCATTTGGATGAGGGCGTCGATGCCCACCGGGGCGTAGGGCTGCTTCTTCTCATACTCTTCACTCAATATATTTTTCAAGTCTGACATTTCTTAATTCCTATACGATGATATCTGCAATTCCAAGTTTAACTGCCTCTACTGCTGATAAATAGACATTAACATTGCGGTTTAGCATATCTTTTATATCGCTCTCGGTCATATCAGTCTCGGCAACCAAGCAGCTTGTATACATATCTTGCAAATCTTGGATGGCGCCAAGCTCATTCGTTAAATCTTGAAGGTTCCCGTGGTTTCCTGCGGCGACGGAATGGATCATAATGCGGCAGTTCTTTGCAATCCGGCGCTGGCCCTTTGTGCCTGCGGCCAGGAGCAGGACGCCGGCTGACATAACTTTTCCCAACCCTAGTGTGTGAATCTCTGTCTCTTGTCGGATGGCGCGCATGATATCATAAAGCGCAAACATATCATCTGCGCTTCCACCATAAGTTGACAAATAAAATTCTATGGCGCGCTTGTCTTTTTCTTTAGCTATTTTGTTCATCTCATTGAGATACAACATGGCATGAATCACTTCAGCTACTTTCTCTTCGTGCACATCGCAGAACATTCCAATAATGCGCAAGTCTGGCTCAGAAGGCGCCCCAAGGGCACTAGGATCCACCAATACTATTTTTTGCTCCTCATCGGAAGCCACTATTTTATCAAGAAGTTTTTTTATCATTTTTATCCTGGGAAAGAAGGGTGAGCACAAATTTCTTGTTCTCTTCTAAATAGCACATTCCGCTATTCCAATTATCAAAATCAATTATAGGAGTATAAAATTTAGGATGAAGGTCTAACATTTCTTTTATCGCCTTTTCTTTATAAGTCATAATTTCAGCATTAAATGACCGACGAACATCTCGGATATCTTTCTCGCTCTCATCGTGCTCTCGCATGTGACGGAGGTGCGCGGTATGAGAGTGGTAGAAATTCTCCATTGATTTCGCAAGCACCGCTAAACTAACTAGTTGCGACACTCGTATTAAACCAATGCTAATTCTCACCGAACGGAAGAAATAAAATGTCTTATGTGTCAAGTATCCAAACGCAAATACCAATATATATAACCACCACGGACCCATAATCACCTCAAAAAAATAACCACTGGATGCCCAGTGGTTAATATATCATAGTTTGACGAATGTGTCAACCTACTTATTTGTAAGTCTCTTCATGATCCGCTCAGCTAACTGATCGACCATTTGCTCTTTACGAGACTCACGCTGAAGACGTGCGGCAACGCGCTTTGCTACCTCTGCCACAATCTGTTCTTGGCTTTCGTACATATCGCGCGAACCGGGCACTTCTTCTTCATCGGACATTTCAAGGCCAACTTCCTCACCTCCTTCTGGCCCCATGTCTACATCTGCTTCAATATCAACATCTTCTACTTCTTCGGGGGCTATGTCGGGCTCGTCTGTAGCCTCTACATCAACACCCAGCACTTGGCTTACCAAATCAGCAAAACCAGTAGCAAGCTCCATCGCAACTTCATCATCAACAAGAGGTTCGCCACCGACTGGATCGTCTAATTCGGCATCCATGTCCATGTCCATTTCCATATCACCAAGCTCGTCGCCCTCTTCGTCAGCGAAAGAATCTTCAGCACCAAGCTCATCTTCCGTAGCATCAAGTTCGCTTTCAAGCTCTTCGTCTTCGTTGGGCGCGCCGGGCAAGTGGCTCCCCATCTCACTGAGGCGGACCTTACTAATCGGACGTAGATTAGCCAGTTTCATAAATTGGCGAATTTCGCCTTCTGTTAGTAATTTGTTACGAGCCATTGTAAAATCTCCTTGTTAATGACAAAACTTCAAAAATAAATAGTAAGCTCTTTGGATAATGGCATCAAAAACGAAAACAACCTATTAAATTTAAAGACTTGAGTTTTTTCAAAGCCTTGGTCTCTATCTGCTTTATCCTCGCAAAAGATAGGTGTTCCCGTTCAGCTATCTCGCGCAATGTCATTGGGCCCTGTTCATATACCGACACTAAAGTACAATTATATTCCTCTGGATAGTCTTGCCACAATCTACATTCTGTTTCTTTACACTGTTTCTTTTTCTGCATACACTGTCGGGAACACTCGCGCAAGCCATCAACTTTTTTCATAACTCTGGGTGCTCCTCTTCAATTAGATCGAATATATTCTCTATCTCTCCATCGTTTAGTCCAAAATCTTCCATCTTCTGCTTTCCTTTGTTTCTCAACTGCTTTGATTTTGCTTTCTTTTTCTTGTTTTGTGGCTTCATGTCATCAATATAGCTTTGTATGCGCTCGTCTCCCTCAAGATATCCGGCGATTAGCGCGCGAAAGAACTTTGACTGAGTAACCCCATCGTGGCGCAACTTTAAGATAAGTTTAGCGTGCTGATGTGTGTTCTCCACAAACGCAACCTTCTTATCTAAATGAGGGTTAGCCACATCTTCGGACATTACCAAATCCTCGTATTAATATGCGTGCGGCTCTCTGATAGACCTGAAGTAGTCTGCTCAATAAAGCGCGCCTTGCTTTGAAGTTCTCGTAAATTACGGGCGCCGGTATACGAAAAACCAGAGCGAATTCCCCTTTCAACGTCTTCAAGGATTAAGCCTACAGGACCGCGATGAGGGACGCGCGTTGCAACACCTTCAAACGATGAGTATTTTCCGCGCCACTCTACTTGTGCCTCCTTAGAGGCCATTCCGCGATAAGTTTTCCATCGCGTACCCTTCGCATCCATAAAGATTTCTCCAGGCGCCTCGGTGGTTCCTGCGAGCAAAGAGCCCACCATTACTGCGTCTGCTCCTGCCGCTAGGGCCTTAACCATGTCGCCCGAGTTTTTGATTCCGCCGTCTGCGATAATTTTAACGTCTCTATCGGTCTTGGCGCACTCGATAATAGTCTGTAGTCCTGGTAATCCGTGGCCGGTCTGAATGCGCGTAGAGCAAATCGAGCCGCCACCAATGTTACAGCGCACGCTATCGGCGCCCCAATCAGCAAGATCATTAAGACCCTCTAATGTTGCTACATTTCCGGCCATCAGGTGATAGTGGTCCCCAAACAGCTTTCGAAGGGTGCGCAAGGCCTCTTTCATCATAATGTGGTGGCCATGAGCCACATCAACACACAAGAAGTCTGCTCCATAATCTACAAGCGCAGAGGCGCGCTCTAGATAATCGCTAGAAATGCCGATTGCGGCGCCAACGATGCTTGGGGACTCTACTTTGTTAACCTCGCCCATTTGCTCTTGAACAGTATTATAGCGATGAATAATTGCACTAGCACCAACACTGGCCATGGCACTGCCCATGGCGCCTTCGGATATAGTATCCATAGGCGAAGCGAAGATAGGCAGCTGGAGCACGACTCCTTTACCTAGATCGGTGGAAATATCAATCTCGGAGCGCGATCGAATATCGGAGTATTGCGGAACGAGCAATACGTCATCGTAAGAATAAGTTTTGCTTATCATCATCGCTCCCTGCACTCTTCAATAAAGTCTTGAATATAGCGGCGCGTATAGTAAGTGCTCGGATCGGAGACATCGGGATCTCCTATAGTGGTGACTCTCGTTTTGCCGAAGTCTCCCCCGGACCTAATCAGCACGATGGTCGGCACCCCTTTGAAGTTTAGGCGCCGCTGAATTTGAGGGTAATCCGCCACATCAAACACATAAAACTCTAAGTCTTCGTTGTTTTTTGCAATCTGGTAGTAGTGGGGTCGTAGATTTCGGCAAAGATAGCACTTTTCCGAGTAAAACTTAACGACTCGCGCTTTTTCTTCGGTCTTTTTACCTGCTAAAATTTTAGCCAGTTCAGCCGTGGTTAATCGATCAATCATTCTCGTTCTCCTTTTTATACTCCGTTGCTACTTTCACGGCAAAGTCCCAACATTCAGGGCAATATAATCGCACAGTTTCTTCGTCAGGAATCACCACATTCCAAGTCATTGCCATCTCTTTGCTGTTTTTATCAAAAGGCTTTAAGCAAGCAAGACATTCTTCCGGCAATTGATCGAACTGGAAAATTTTTTCGGCAAGTTTTTGTGAGTTTTCTTTACCTAATTTCTTTTCCATTGCGCGGCGCTGCTTGCGATTCATGACTTGTCCTTTTTCTTCTTGGCAGCGGCCTTCTCCATCGCCTTTCTATATGTTGGCGATCGCTCCATCAATTCATCGTGGCCCAATTTTTCGGGCGTCTCTTCTGTATCTTCTGAGGTTTCTTCTTGGGCCGGCATGGAAGCCTCGGCTGCTGCTGCGGCCTTCTCTAGTGCCACCGACCTCGCTATCTCTGGGGCATATTGCTCCAGGGTTACAAGGCCTCCCTCTATCTGGGCCAACTTTAAGGATAGGGTCATAATTTTATCTGCGTCTCCTTCTTCCGAAGGGCGACGATGAATGTCTTTAATGACCCCATAAATCTCTTGAGCTTTTCCTCTAAGCTGCATTATGGCCGAATTCAATATTTCAACTGACATTTGTTTTCTCCTTTATCTGTTCATCGTTCCGAATATTTGTTGTTTGTTCACACCATCAAACACTACAATGGCTGATGGGAACGGGGCGCTGTTAACGCTGTCTCCAAACTTTAGCCGGCCCTTGAGGAAATATACCTCGCTGGCCCTCATTACGTATTGGTGCCAATATTTTGTGTCTGTTCGTGCGGGGATTAACATAACCACTCTGGATTCTCCATCCTTAGCAGTATTGTAGCCTTTCTGAATCCACTTGTCAATACCTCTTCCATACGGAGGGTTGATAAATGTTGTATGACCTGACCAATCCTTAGATAGCCCATCTTCCGCTTCTGTATAGAAGTTAGCGCACTTTGTGTTATGTGGGTTGGCGCACGGATCCAAATCAAATGGTCCGAATCGCCAATTGAGTTTGTCAAAAAACTCTTGAGGGGTTGCCCATTCAACCGTCTTTGAGCTAAACATTGTTTTTTGTGTTTCTTTATTCATATTGTTCCTTGGTTTGAATATAAAGTTTAATTAGTTCATGTCGAGAGAGGCTTGGCTGGCCGGCCGTATCCCATTTCTCGTGCGTTCTATCGATATTGCTGTCTGGGTTCCAGACATCTTTCCACATTCTCTCAAAAACCTTTACTACGCCTTTCGTATTAACTTTTATAAAGGTAAATCCTTCAGTAGGGCAAGATTTGTAGTCTCGGAATACCTCGCCTGCTCTGGAGCCCGCTCGTCTCCAGGCAAAATCGGGTTGCGTCTCCCACGATAGCAGCTTCTTTGCTTGGGTCACCCGGTGCGCGGAGAACATCTTAGGGTATTTCTTTCGCATATCTTTAAGGGCTTGCAGCTCTTCCTTTGGCATCGTATAGATCTCCTGCGTATTATCTCCGTAAAAGGCAGGTGCACACGCAATCGTGACCTCAACATCCGTAAAGCTATAACAATCCGTCCCCAAGAAATCAAAGTCAGGGTGAGAATCATAACTTTTCACACGCATGCGGGGCTCTTTGCGACATTGCCATACCTGAAACACGGTAGGAACACTATAAGATTCCTCTGTTGGCGTGTAGAAGGCATCGGGCGGCAAAAGCTCCTGTTTAATCAAATGAAAGTTAGAGTTAAGTCGATTGATGATAGTGGGTTTGCGAAAGGTACGCGGGACAATAAACGCGATGCGGTCAGAAAAAGTCGCCGCATGGTTAAAGAACTTCACCGCAAGGCTTGAATTCTTACCAAACGGAGGGTTTCCAATCGTTAAGATACTACCGGTGATACTGGGCTCAAATTTTAGAAAATCCTTTTCTTTAATACCGGCTGCGGCCGGCTGTAAATCTATCCCGATGCGCGTCTTAGGCGGCAGTCTCTTAAAAAAATCGCCAGCACCAGCAGAAGGCTCCAACACCATATCATATCCCGAACAGTCAACCATATTAAGCACACGATCAACTATTGCAGGTTTGGTATAAAATTGATCAAGCGGAGATTTTGAACTCACCGAACAACTCTCCTCTCTTAGTTTTTGAAATTATTCCCTTGGGATAGGCCCGGGCCAGTTCTTTTCCGCGCCGGAATATAACCCTAACCCGGGGGAAGTCAACAATGTCGCAGATAATGTAATTCATGTTCTCTGTCTTAAACAAAAATTGCTCTTGATCAAACTTACGGCCGGTTCCAATCATATTAGAAGGCAAGAACTTGCACCCTCCAGAAAGTGTAAAATTTTTTGCATCATACTTTATGTTTTCATCAAGCTTATTAATGTGATCGTGGCCCTTGCACCCCTTAATATGGCGCAAAATAGGGAACCACTTAACCAGTTGAGGCTCTAAAAGATGTGATGCCACTCTCCCGTCCTTGAAAATTTCTACCAACTGTATCATGGACAAGTTCCCGAAAGAAAAGGTGCCCGACAGATCGAATTCAAAAACTTTATCAAACTCAATTTTATGCATCTGTGCTTCCTAGGGCTCCGGCGCCCCTATTGCTAATTGTCTTGGGGTAATCATATAGTGTCCCCTCAGTGTTTTCTTGCGGCTGAAAGTGAACAACCGGCATCATTACCAGTTGTGCGATCTTATCGCCGTCTTGAATGACGCGAGTGTCGCGCCCAATGTTATGGACATTGATGAACACTTCGCCATCATAGCCCGAGTCAATCACACAAGCACCGACCACCAAGTTTAACTTAGCAGCCACGCTTGAGCGGTTCTTTACCTCCAGCATATAGCCATGAGGCACACCAAATCGCAAGCCAGTCGGCACCAGCATGCTTTGATTAGGGTGAACCGCAATGATCTCCTGCGGCTCCGTTGCCGAATAGAACACGTCTAGTCCAGCGTCCGATGGGTTAGCGCGCTCTGGACTGTGTGCGCTGACTCGCGTTTTGGTATACTCGATGATCACTCTTCGTCTCCACCAGCAAGCATGTTGAAGTTTTCAACTACCTCGTCAATGTTTACCTTACCCTTATAAAGTCGATACGCCTTCACAGCCGCACGGATCTCATCAGTATTGAGCCAGCCGTTCTCACGGAACTCGGAACGAAGCTCTCGCTTCTGCTCCTTGTAAGGCTCGATACACTCTTCAATTGCCGACAACGAACGGATATATTCCTTGACGTAACGCTTTCTTTCTTCATTAGTTGAAGCCATTTTATCCCTCCTTGGATACTTTATTATTATAACAAGGGTCAATCGCCCTGTCAATAGTTTTTATAGATTTAAGCCAAATAATTGCTGGGTGAACTGTCTCACGATATTATCTCTTTGCTCATCTGTTTCGGCCTGAGCGAACACATAGTTGTATGTGCCTCTTTGCGCCTCAACTTCGGCCCTAAGCAGGACTACTTGTCGCTTCATCCACCTTGTCTGTTGATTATAGTTCTTTGGTAGAGGAATGTCAAGCTCTTCTGCAATTTCTATTAAGGTAAAGTACTCTTTGTCTTCTATCGCGGAATTCGCTCTTATAAAATCTTTTTCCATCTTGCGTCTTTGATGATAATCGTGCTTAAGTGGATCAATCTTGTCAGGGTGAATTTTGATTGCAATACTCTTAAACAATTTGGAGAAAACATTATGAAGTGCAATATCGTCTTCCGACATTTCAACTTCCTCTGTCTTCTCAACAGGCTGCGTAGATGCGACCAGCTCTGTACAATCGGATGATACCATTGGTACGGAGCCTGCCGGCTCGTCTTGTATGTTATATGCCTCTTTGATCTTTTTTGCATTGTCTTGATTGAGTTTTGCAAGATCAACATTGTGTCTTGTGAGGAAAGCACGATAGTGCTCTTCAAAGAGGGAGCCGGCCTCAGAACAGATGGCTTTAGTGATCTTTAACTCTTCTCTAATGAACTTATATTCATTAACAGATCTTTTCCACTTTTGTCTCTGGAATGCCGACACATTATGTCCTCCACTATAATTAGCGCGGACTACTTGAACTCAAACTCTACTTTAACGCCAATCTTCATTTCGGGTATTTTTAGCTTATTTGCGAGCTTGTGGCGCTTGCAGTCTTTTGCATCTAAAAACCAATCCGCATGGCCCTTTTCATGAACAATATCCAGAAAATAGTTCTCCTCGTGTCCGCAATTTTTAGCCATCATCTTATAAACTTTTTGATTTAGTCGCTCGACCTCTTTGGCGTCAGCTTTGATCTCTTCAACCTTTCCCCAGCCCATCGAGCTTACATCGTGAATCATCACGGTGGCATCGGGATCCATATATCGCATCCCATCGACACCAAAGCTAAACAGGATAGCGCCGCAAGACATCGCCTTACCTTGGACAATCGTTGCAACTGGTAGGTGTGAGTGCTGAATGTCCGAGATCATAGACATCAAGCTATAGACTTGTCCGCCATAACTATCGATGATAACCGGCAATACGGGCTGTCCTGTATTCTGAGCCCTTGCTACGTCTTTGGAGAACTCCTGCGCGGCTTTCTCATCAAACTTGTTGACGCGAATAACCACGGGGAGGTTCTCGCTTCTAAACTTAACTTCTTTGAGCAGTGCGCTCGGTGTATAAATAATATTCATTTTTTATCCTAGTAGTCTGAATGTTTTACCTACAGCGTAGGTTGAGAAGCCCCAGTTCT